CTCACTATGAGCGTAACCTGGAGCTGCGAATGTTTTTAAACATTGGTCGTATGCTCTACCGATATTGATACCAGCATTGGCAATGACTATATCTACTGGGACTTGAGGATAGTTCAATCCACCAATTTGATAATTATATTGAGTAATACCAGTTAAGTTAGAAGCACTATTAGTCATAGCCCTTACATTTTGATAAGATGCACTTGGTCGTTTTCCAGTAATTAGACCTTTAAGAGATAGTGACCTATCATTAATTTGGATTGTTTGAGTTCCAGTAGTAGCAGTGAAAGCTCCCATATATAATTTGTTAGTATCACCAGACCAACTGATACCTCTTTGAGATGCTAACATTTTGTATTGGTTCAATACATTCATATCTTCAATTTTATAAACAGGGCAGTAGAATCTTGGGTTAGTAATAGTGTATGCGTGAGCTGCGGCGTTTTCGTGAGCTACTAATGCTACAGCTGCGGTGTTTAGACGAATTACAATTGTGAATTCAGCCATACCCATTGGTAGAGCTTTTTTGTGATGACCCAATAAGAAACCACTATCTAATTGGACACAAAAGTTTCCTACCGCTGCTGCGGCTAATTCAAAACCAGTTGTAGCTCCATCTATAGCTGGAGTTGGGCCACCAGACTTACCATTTCTCAATTCTCTATCAGTATAACTTGCATTCCATAGACTATGTAAATTGTGATAATATGCATAATCGTCTAATCGTTCTAATTCTACACCTTGACTTTCTATGCGAACTTGGTTGATGATACAAGAGATATCACCATCTAGACGAGAAGCTGCTGTTGTTCCGTTGTTTGTAATTGTAAAAAATAAATAATGTTTAGCAGTATCTAAGAAGCCTTCACCTGCTTGAATTGGTATGCGTATCTCGTTTGTCGTTGAAGGAGAAAACGAATTCCCATTATTCGCTGCAAACATACGCTCGGTAGTGCTTGATGGTATGGCGTCAGCGTTTCCAAGTGCATATCTCATAGATGCTGGGAGTGCTTCTCTTGTTTGTGCTACTTGTTCTACATTAGTTGGTTGTTGAGTATTCATTATATAATATTATGATATAATAATATCATTTAAATATAAATAAAATGAAAGTAATACAAAATAGTAAATTAACACATATTCCCCCAGTTATTATGGATATTGATAGTTTAGATGATTTGCCTTATATTCCAGTTAAACCCTTACCTGCGAAATCATTTGCTTTTTTAATAGTAGGTCAGCCTGGTTCTGGAAAATCTACATTATGGAATAGTCTATTATTATCTCACCCTACTAAAAAAAAACCAGATACTCCTCGTTTTTATTACAAATTTTTTGACCATATTTGGTTAGTATCTCCATCTTTAGCCACGCTTCCGCTCCATAAACTAAATCTAAATGAAAATAGAATGTTTAATCAATATAATGACCAATTATTAGAAGATATATTAGAAGAAGAAATGAATGCGGAGAACCTTAATAATCTAATTATAATAGATGATAGTGTGCGTGACCTTACACGCTCTAAAGTATTGTGCCGAACTATACTCAATAGACGCCATTGCACACAAAATAATAATGAAGAAGGAAAGGCAGGTCTATCTATAATGATAACTTCCCAAAAATATAATATGGTGCCTATGGCGCTTAGGCTTAATATGTCTAATGTGATAGTGTTTAGAAGTGAGAACCAGAGGGAACTTGACACAATAAAAAATGAACTACTTGGAGATTTAACAAAAACACAACAAAACGAACTATTACAAACTGCGTGGAAAGAGCCTCACGACTTCTTATTCATAGATAATTTTAAACCTAAAAAAGAACGCTATTATAGAAATTTTGACAGAATAGAAATACCAGATTAAATCTATAATAAAATCTATAATAAAATACAGATAAAATTATATAAGGATTTGTCTTCATATATAAGTATAACAAATGGATTACAAGAAAACACTATTGAAACGCTGGTTTGAGAGTGAGGAAATTAAAAATAAAACTAAAAAAACTAAAAAGAAATTTAAGATAGTTAAAAAGATTGAAGAGGTTGAAGAAACTTCTATTGAAAAGGTATTTTGTAATAGTGATATTAGAAATATTATTATGCAAGAAAAACAAAAACTACTTGATGCCGAATTTGAAAAATTCAAAGATATTGGATGGAAAGAAATTATGACTATTGACCAGTTTAGAGATATTATTATTGAATATTTTAGAGATACTGGTTATATGGATAAAAAAACAAGACTTAATCTAAAATTAGATTGGCACGGACTATGTGAATATATCAATGAAACGAGTAGTTCATTTTGGGATTACTTTATGTATGATATGGATTATTATTATGAAAGAGAAGCATTCAAACGAAAATTAAATGGAGAACCTCTTATTGATACTACTTATCAAAGGCAGTATCCACCCAAACAACAAAAAAAAAATACTATGGATGAAGATACTAAGTTAGTTTGTAAGTTACTTAGAAAAACTTATAAGAATAAAAAACAATGGGCTAAAAAACTAACACAAATCGGTAGAGAAAAAGGTTTTCTTACACAAAGACAATGTTGGAAAAAAATAAACACTTTGGAATATGCTATTGCGAGTTATATGCACCATTTAGAAGAAGATAAAAAATTGAGTGAATATCTACTTTGTGTTAAACAATTAATAGATGACCACGATGATATTGAAATGGGAGATTGGGATTTGTATTATTGATAGTTATTTATATTATTTAATTTAATATATCTAATTATATATAATGAAGCCTGTAGATAAATACTCTCTTAGAATAAGTAATACTAATGATAGCAGTAGCGTTACTGAGAATACAGAGAAGGATATATTTACACTTACTCTACCTAATGTTTTTAAAAATCGCGGTAAGTGTTATATACGAGTAGTAAGTGGATTGATACAAGTAGAAGATGTTGATACTGGAAATAGAATAGTTGAAGCTAATGTAAGAATAGTTGCAGTAAGAAGTAATATACCTATGTTAGGTTATGATACAAATAATCAATCTGGAAGTAATACAATATTAGGAACTGGAATATTAACTGCTGATACTACAGAACTCGTTAATTTAGATACTCCCGATGCAAATTTTGGTTTTACCTGTCCTCAATTACCTAATGAAATTACTTTAGAAAAATTATATATTGACCCTGACACCCAACAATTTGAAAGGGCTAAGAATTATACAACTACTACTCTACCTTGTTTTGTAGAACTTGAAATAATATTTTTTGATGATTTTGAATGCTAATCTACTTCTGTTATAATTTTAATATTTTGATAGATACTTTTTATTAATGAAACTATATCATCATAATCTTCATTATGACTACTTACGAATACATAGATATTTTCTATTTCATTACCATCTTTAATTGCATTTTCTATTCTACATATTAGATTTATAATAGTATCTTCTTGATTATGTATTATAACTATTTCTGTAATATTATCATCATCACTATCATCATCACTAATATAATCATATATAGGTGGATTGGCTGATATTAATACTTTTTTCATAAATTACTAATATCAATCAATATAAAAATTTAGAATATATCTTCTTTAATCCTAATTGTTTTACTCTTTGTTTTAATCCATTTCATTTCAATAGTTAATTTCTTTTGCCGTGACTTGGGAATTTTTACTACTTTACCCTTATTATCCACACCTGTTTCTTCTCCTTCTTTCCAAGTATAGTAATTTAAATATTGTGGATATGTTTTAGCTACAGAGAGATAATCTTCGTGGGTTTTCTCTTTATTTAACCTATAATTATATAAACCACCTACACTAAATAATTTAGTCTTAATAGTAATAAAATCAAATTTCAAATTATATCCATATTTATCTAAGTAATAACAACTCTCATAGGCGTCTGTTCCCTTATTGGAAGTTAAATTTATATCTGGGTCATTAAAAAATAACTGGAAACCACCCACAATACAACTTTTACATAGTCTTACTTTATCAGTCATATAAAATGAATTACCACTGCTATGTACACCACATAGACCTACATTATATTCTCTCATTAGATTTGGTGCTATGCATAAAAATTTTTCAAATTCATCTTTTTTAATGGGTCTAAGTGGTTTATCTTCTTCTCTAACCAATATATCTTCTATATCATCATCTATTATCATTGCTAATTGATTAGGTTCTAATAGTTCTCTTCTAATAAAATTTAACTGTGACGCCTTATAATTGCTATTATCACCTAATAAAATATTCACATTAGGATAGATTTCTGTAATTGCATTATAATAATCCCAGTAACCTTCTTCATCATCACACCCCACTACTACAAATATATCATTTTGGTTATATTCTAATCTTTCTAATAAATTTAATGTTCTTGATATAATTGAATGACTACGCATATAAGTAGGAATACATATAGGAATTTTCATTTAATTATATTTAGATTTTTTTTAATTAAAATCAACTAATATACTACCTGTTGTTTTATAAAATTTTATTTCATTATCATCTATAGACTTTTTTTTAGGTTTTATTTCTTTTAATGGTTTGTTTTCTCTATATTTTTTTCTTCTTTTTTCTGCTAATACTTCTTTATTTTTCTCTCTGTATATTTTATTTTTTTCATAATATTTAGCTCTTTGTTCTTTAGATAATGAATAGTAATAATGCATTCTTTTAACTTTTCGTTTTTCTATCGTATTTTTGTAGTATTCTTGATAATACTCTTTTAACCTTTGTCTATTTTTAATATAGTATTCTCTATGATAGTTACATATTTTCTCTCTATTTTTTTCATAGTATTTTTTATGCACTGCTTTGATTCTATCTTTATTATTCTCTTTGTATTCTCTATTATATTCTCTTTTTTTTTCTATAGTAACCATTGTATATTTCTAAAATATAATTTCTATATTTTTTTTCTCTATCTTCACATCAAAATGAATTTTATCTTCTAATCTGTATCTGTTTTTAGGTTTATATTTCTTTTTTATATATCCAAGTTTATATGGTCTGGGAACAAAATCAGTTAAAATTCTCCACATTAATCAAAATTAAGTTCTATTTCTTTATGATGTATTTGAATAGGCGTATTATTATCACTTTTATATACACCATAATACCAATTTAATGATGTCTTCTTAATAGTTTCACTATTATTTTGGTAATAGATTTTTGCTTTTGCTTTATTTCTTTCTATTTCTGCTTTATGAAATGGATTATTACTATGTTTCCTCTTAAAATGTTGATGGAGATTTGCTAACCATTTACCACAATAATCACATTTACGAGGTGATGGAGGTTTATATGATGGTGTATGACATCTACCTATGTGTCTATTTAAATTTCTTTGGTTTCCATAATCTCTATTACAAATATTACATTTATACATTAAATTAAATACTATAATATTATTTTAGATATAATAATACTACACTATTTAAGGTCTATAGATTCTATGCATTATAAAATATATAAAATATATAATTAAAATATCTTCAAATGTCTAAGGGTAAGAATAGGGTAAAAAGGTAAGAATGAACCCAAAATTTAAAAAGTCCCATGTGAAAAAAGATTTTCTTCTGGACTTTTGTAAAAATGGGTCTAATTCTTACCTTTTTACCTTTTTTTACCCTAACTCCTATTAATCACTTTCAATGTCTAATTCTTCTTTTTTAACCCGATAACCAGTAATACAGTTACTAGATGAGCTTTTGCCTATGTTTTGTTTCTTCTTAAAATCATCAAAGAAAGTATTTCTAAAGAAATCTATTATCTTATTCTTGGTATAAAGTTGTTTTTCTTTTTTCTCTAAATACGTAAATTCATCGCTTTTTCTAATAATATCTAAAAATTGACTTGCTGTTATAATGGTATTTTTTGTCTTATCAAATTCACACTTTTCTATTTTATCCTCAAATACGGTTAATGGAATATTGCATTCATTAAGAAATTGCTTACTTCTTTCTTTCACTATTGGTGGTTCATAGATATTTTCATCAAAATTCAATAACCAAAAAAAGAAAGCTATTCTACGAGGTTTCCAATAGTCATCAGTTTTATATAATGGATTTGCTTGTAAGTATCCATCTAATTTTAATTTTTCTGGGTCACTTGTATATTTTTTGTTAAAAAATACATCAATATATCTTCTACTCATTGCATCCCCATTCTCTCCTTGTATTTTAGGTCTTGCGTTACATTCTGCTACATAAGTAGCTGTGTTAATTACTCTTGTTTGACTTGAATACAAACCACGAGCATTTATAATAGGATTTGTTAATTTTTTAATACTATCTTCTAATAATAGACTATCTTCTTTAATTTCACTTATAACACAATATCTAACACCATTTAATTTAGATATTTCAGGTAAGGGTTTATCTCCCGTAATTTCTTTAGTGATAACAGAATGACTAACATCGTGGAAGTAGTTTCCTAATAATAAACTCATTGCATAATTTATTAAGCCTTTTCCATTACCCCCACTGCCGTTAGCTAATGTAAATTTTTCTTCTAATACACCAGTTAGACCACTTCTACAAATACTAAAAAAACATTTTTCTACTTCTTTGTTACTGAATATATCACCCATTAAATTTTGTATTTGTTCTGTATAATCTTCAGTTGGTTCTTCATAATCATAACCAGTTGTATTAGTTATATAATCATATTTATCTCTTTTAACAAATTTTCTATTTTTAATATCATAGGTTTTATTATTCCAACAAAATAAATATGGATTTGCGTCCATTGGAATATCTACACCTTTGTTTTTTAATTTATCAAATATATAATCTATTATATGTTTTGTATTAGTAGCACTTTTACAAAAACATATATTTTTATTTATTTGTTTAAGCTGTTCTTCACCAGTTTCTTTTGTAGAACAAATATTACATTTACAATTTTTTTCTACACTGGTGCATACTTCTAACTTAGATAATTTTAAATATATTCTTCTTTGTTCTTTATTCAAAAAATCTAACAACTTATCAGTAGTAATTGCTAACATATATTTTTTTTCTTTTTCTTCCCAAATAGATTTAACAGAATTATATCCATAAAAACATTCTCTCGTAGAATGATAGAATATGTCATCACTTATATTTATGAATATTTCAGCATAATCACAATCTCCTAATGCATTATAAGGTTTAATAGGTATTTTATTGAATTGGTCTAAAATATCATAATGTTTTAAACTATTACTTATTTTACTATAATGATAGAGTGTTCCAATTGTATAATTACTACTTCTAATACTTTTTACTATATTATCATAGTTTCCTTGTTTGTATTTAGATGGTGATTTCATACTAAAAAAATCAATATAACTATCTAAATTAAGAGATTTCAATGCACCAACAATATTAAACCAGTCTTGGAAATTTTCACAATATTTTATATCTATGTTATTCAATAGAGATTCTATAAAATCATCTTTATTAGATTTATCAATAATAATATTTCCAACATCATTATTAGTCTTTTCTTTTATTACTTTATTTACTTCTTCTTTTCCAGTATTAAATGATGGAAAATGATTTTTAATTTCCATTATATCAACGGATATTATTTTTTCACCTTTCAATCTATCATCTTTACACCAAATAACATCGGTTATTAAATCTCTTTTATTTACTTCATCTATGACCTTCTTAGAATTGATAAATTCATCATTAATTATAAAAAAATGAAAACCCTTAGTATTACCACATTGATAATAAGCTCCTTTTAAAAATGGATACTCTTGGATAGTTTCTTCATAACTTCTACCTTTTTTATCACAATCAAAAATAGCAATAGGAGTATTACTTACATCAAATTCCATTCTACAATATCTTTGTTTCCCATCTTTTTCCGTATA